GTTATTGATGGTTTACTACTTGAAAAAATGAAAGAAAGTAGTGTAAGAGAACCAATAGAAAAAAGAGGTATAGACTCTAACTATTGGATATGGCAACCACCAAACTACACTAAAAATTATGTGGTAAGTGCCGATGTTAGTAGAGGTGATGGAACTGATTATTCAGCGTTTCACATTATAGATGTAGAAACATTAGAACAAGTAGCTGAATACAAAGGTAAAATCTCTACACAAGATTTTGGAAATATGCTAGTTAATGTAGCTAGTGAATATAACAATGCTTTGTTGGTTGTGGAGAACAACAATATTGGTTGGGCAGCAATTCAACAAGTGATTGATAGAGAATATCCAAACTTGTTTTACACAAGTAAAGATTTGCAATATGTTGATGTTCAACATCAAATGACAAATAAATATAGAGTCCAAGAACGAAATATGGTTCCTGGTTTCTCAACAACACAAAAGACAAGACCTTTAATTGTTGCAAAGTTAGAGGAAATGTTTAGAGAAGAATCAGTTATGGTTCATTCTCAAAGACTAATTGATGAGTTGTTTGTATTTATTTATAATGGAAATAGAGCGGAAGCTATGACAGGGTATAATGATGACCTTGTAATGTCTTTCGCAATAGCCCTTTGGGTTCGTGATACTGCGTTGAGATTAAGAGCAGAAGGTATAGAACTTTCTAAACAAGCAATACAAGGTATCGGACAAAATCCAGGAATCTATACTTCTGAAGTTGAGAAAAATGATTCTTGGGAAATGGATGTTAAAGGGGAGAAAGAAGATTTAACTTGGTTAATTAAATAAGAGGTGAAATATGGCTGAAAGAGATTTATTCAGTAGATTACAACGACTATTTTCTACAAATGTAATTGTTAGAAATGTCGGTGGAAGACAATTAAAAATAGCAGACACACAACAAGTTCAAGCGATATCCGGTAAAGACTTAGTTGATAGATTTTCTCGTTTGTATAAAAGTCCACACGGAATGAGTGGATACAATCAATCTTTGTATCAAAAAACAATGCGTATGGGATTGTTTAGAGATTATGAAGCAATGGATTCTGACCCATTAGTAGCATCCGCATTAGATATTTATGCAGATGAAACAACATTAAAATCAGAATACGGAAAAATATTAAGTATTAAATCTGATAACAACCAAATACACGATATTTTACATAATCTATATTATGACATTTTAAATATTGAGTTTAATCTATACCCGTGGACAAGAAATTTGTGTAAATACGGAGACTTCTTTTTAAAACTTGACATTAATGAAAAGTATGGTATTACAAATGTAGAACCATTATCAAGTTATGATGTTGCAAGAGTAGAGGGTGAAGACCCAGAAAATCCTTATTATACAAAGTTTGTATTGGAAAGTGGGGACATAAGACAAACACAACAAGGAGCAAAAACAGAATTTGAAAACTATGAAATAGCTCATTTCAGAATGATTTCCGATTCAAACTTTTTACCTTATGGTCGTTCAATGTTAGAGGGTGGTAGAAAAGTATGGAAACAATTATCACTTATGGAAGACGCTATGTTAATTCATAGAATTATGAGAGCTCCAGAAAAAAGAATATTCAACATTGATATAGGTAATATTCCACCAGCAGAAGTTGACCAATATATGCAAAAAATAGTTGGTAAAATGAAGAAAGCTCCAGTTATTGATGACAACGGACAATACAACTTAAAATATAATATCCAAAATATCACAGAAGACTTTTTCTTACCTGTTCGTGGTGGAGATAGTGGAACAAGAATAGAAAATCTTGGTGGTTTAGAATATCAAACAACAGACGATATTGAATATTTAAGAAACAAATTATTAGCATCATTGAAGATACCACAGCCTTATTATGGTTATGCTGAGAAAGCTGGTGAATCAAAAGCAACACTAGCGGCAGAAGATGTTAGATTTGCAAGAACCGTAGAAAGAATACAAAGAATTATGGTTAGTGAATTGACTAAGATTGGTATCGTTCATTTATACTCACAAGGATATACTGATGCAGATTTAGTTGATTTTGAATTAGAATTAACAAATCCATCTAAAATATATGAACAAGAAAAGTTAGANTTNTTAGGACAACGAATAACAGCGTTCAATGACTTAACAAGAGAAAATTCAGTAACACCTAAAGAGTGGGCGTATAAACAAATTTTNGGATTTTCAGATGCTGAAATAGAAGGATTTGAAGAAAAATTAGTTGAAGATAAAATACAAGAGTTTAGATTAGAGTCAATTAAAACAGAAGGTCAAGACCCTAAACAAGCCGCTGAGCAAGAACAACAAGAAGGTGAAGAAGAACTAGCTAGTAGAACCGGAACTGAGGAAATCGGTGAAGAAGGTGGTTCTCCTGAAGGCGGTTGGGAAGGTGCTGGAAGACCTAAAGAGATGCCACATTACGGAAAAGACGGGAGTGCTAGAGGTCGTGACCCATTAGGTAATCACGAAAGAAAAAAACTTCATAGTTCTAGTCCGAGATACGGCAAAGCGTATAGAGAATCATTAGGTTTAGACAAATTAAAATCAAAAGTTGATAAGAAATTAATTAACGAAGCCGAAGATGTTGATATCGAGTATCAAAATGAGGTTTCTTCGTCTTTAAATGACAAGTAAATTGATTAATTATTTACTTCCATTATATTTATAATTGATAGAGTATATCAATAAGGATTGGTGTTTATAAAAAGAGGAGTTAAGGAATAAATATGTCCCAAAAAATAAAACATTCTAAGATAAAGAATACAGGTTTATTATTTGAAATTTTAACAAGACAAGTAACAGCTGACATTTTAAATAATAAAAAATCAAAATCAGTAAATTTATTAAAAAAATACTTTAATGAAAACACTGCATTAGGTAAAGANAAAGAANTATATGATATTCTTNTAACCAATTCTTATCAAGAAGAAGCAAGAGCAGAAAAATTACTAGAAGCTGTTATNAAAACAAGACAAAGAATTAGTAATAAACAACTAAAAGTAGAAAAATACAATTTAATTAAAGAAATATCTGAAACTTTTTCGTCTAAAGATTTCTTTAACACAAGAGTATCTAATTACAAAACATTAGCGTCTATTTATAAATTGTTCTTGGTGGAAACAACAAAAATAAACTTTAATCCAAAACAAATTATTGATACAAAATATACTATTTTAGAAAGTATCACTTCTAAACCAAAAAAACAAAAACCAAATTCATTGGTGGAAACATTGAGAAAAGAAGAAAGAGATACTCAATTACTATCATATCAAATTTTGGTTGATAAATTCAACAAAAAATACACCAATTTATCAGAATCACAAAAATCACTTCTAAGAGAATACATTAATAATATATCTAATTCTAATTCTTTTGGTAAGTTCATAAATGAGGAAATCACAAAGGTTGTAAACGAGTTAAAATCACTATCCAGAAAAGTAAATGATAAAGTGGTAAAAATCAAATTGACTGAAGCTATCAATCAAGCAAAAAACTTTACAACTAAATCAGTCGTTAAAGATAATCAAGTTATTACTTTAATGAGATACTATGAACTAATCAAGGAATTAAAAGATGTCACAAGCGTTAAATAATCTAAAAAAACTTATCATTGAAATGGTAGAAGAAGAAGTTTCTACAAATGAATATGGTAATACTCAAGCCAAAAAGAAAAAACAAAAAGGTTTAGAAGAAAAACTTAACTTATTCTTAGAAAAAAATAAACCAACCAATCCTTCCAAATGGTCTTATTACAAATCACAAGCAAAGAAAAAGTTTGATGTTTACCCATCAGCTTATGCTAACGCTTGGGCAGCAAAAAAATACAAAGCGGCTGGTGGTGGTTGGAAAAAAGAACAAATCGGTGAAGCTTCAGTAACTGGTAATTTAGACGGAGGAGAGGGGCCACCAAAAACACCTTACGCTTTTCAATCAAAGAAAAAAAGAAAACAAGATAAAGATAAAGAAGATGCAATAGCAACAGCTGGTGGTTATATGAAAGTAAATGAGGATTACTCAGCTATGTTTATTGAAATATCAAAAGCTATTAAAGTAAACAGACCAGATGCATTAAATGCAATTAGAGATTTAGCAGATGAATATGAAATCGGTAGAGTTTTGTATATGGCAAGAACTAATCCAAAAGGTTTGAGAAAAGCAGTTGCCGATAGAGTAAAAGAAAGAAAACAATTCATCAAAAGTAAAAACCTAAGAGAATTAAAAGAGGGTCGTTATCACCAATGGAGAAATGACGAATCTTTAACACCAAAACAAAAAATCGGCAGAAGTATTCGTGAGGTTAAAAATTCTTTAAACGAATTAGACAAAACAATTAAAATGAATCAAAGATTAAAAAATGAATTAAAAGTAGATTCAAAAGATTATTGGAAAACTACACACAAAGCATTAAGTAGTATTTCAGAAAGATTAGTAAGATTAGCCAGTAGAGTAGGTAATTTACGATAATGAACTTGTCGGAGGGTGTTGCTGATAAAGCTAAAGCTTCCAAAGTAGTAAGAAAACTACAAAAAGCAGAAGCTCAGTTTCGTAAAACAATGTATGAACTTGATAAAGTAAATAAGGATAAAGTAAATAAAAAATTATCCACAGAATTAAAAAAAGAATATCGTTCTAATGTAACAAAATTTATGAGAACTATGTTAGGACTAAAGAAAAAGGTAAAATAATGAAACAATTAATAGTAGATTATATTCCATTTGAGATTACACCACAACAAAT